CAGCAATGGGATGCAAAGCCTCAGGTAAAGACACTTCCTAACGGAAAGGATGTTGAACTTTTCACTGTAGGTGCGCTAGCTCAAGCTCTAGGAAGACCTTTTGTTTCAATAAGGGTTTGGAACGAAAAAGGCTACCTACCTAAAGCCCCTTACCGACTACCCACTAAAAAGAACGTTCATGGAGAAGACCATAAAGGAAGACGCCTTTATAGCCGAGCCATGATTGAAGCGGCAGTACAGCTCTTTGATAAGGCTGGACTTTTAGAAGTCAAGCGTATAGACTGGGCAGTACACCGTCATCTCAGTATTGAGATAGCCGAGGCTTGGAGTCAAATCCTTGCTACAGAAACAGAAAACAATGCAGGTCAAAACTAGCAGTTCAAACAAATTAAAGGAGCAGTACAAATGTCAGTTCAAACAACAGATGAGTTCGTACCAGCAGTAGATGAGTTTTCAATGGAAAACGCAGATGTTGATGGTCGCCCAGATAACGGCACAGATGCAATCAAGTCTGGCTGGGATGCAGCAGAAGAAGCTGTAAAGCCAAAAGAATACGCAAAAGACTTCAAGCTTTCTGAAACACTCCAAGTCATTAAGTTCTTGGACCCAGACGGCCCATACGCTATTTATAGCCAACACTTCCTCACACAGAAGACCGAAGGTCAGCGTTCATACGTCTGCCTTGGTAACGGTTGCCCGTTGTGCACGAAGCTTAATCACAAGCCAGAGAAGAAGTATGCTTTCTCTATCGCTGTCCTAACACCTACAGAAACAACAATGACAAAACTTGTTGCTTCTCCTCTATTCTTTAAGTCACTTCATGCAGCGCACCACTCACCTGCAGGCCCACTATCTAAGAACTATTGGGCTGTCGCACGTCGTGGTCAGATGCAACACACTGTCTACACACTTAACCCAGTTAAGGGTCGTGACCTTGGTGAAGATTTTGGCATTGAAGAAGCTAAGGTTGAAGCTGCTATCGCAGAGATGGTTCCGTACGAATCATCATCACTTCGTCGACTTTCAGTTGATGAACTTACTGAGATTGCAACCGCTTTAATCTAACATCAGGTGTGGAAGGGCTAAGTTAATCCCCTTGGCTTAGCCCTTCTACTTTTAAGGGGATATATGAATATTATTACAACCAAAGAACAACTTGATGAGATGGTTGCTTATTACCTACAACAAGACTCTTTTGCCTACGACTTAGAAACTGTTGGGCCACAACGTGGAGTTACCGTTGTCAATGAAGTTTTGTGGATTTCATTAGCTACGCACGGACGCGGTGATGTTATTGCTTTAGGTCATCCCAACGGTGATTTTTTATCAGAAGAGTTTCCTTTGACAGGGCAAGGTCAAAAGCGTTTAGATGCTGGATTATCTTTACGAGAAGCTGACTACTCAAAAGACAAAAAGAAAGCCACAGTTACATTTGGTCCACCACCAGTGCAATTACTTCCATCAGAAGTATTTTCGGCGTTAAAGCCGTTGATGTTTGGAGATGGACGAACACTGGTAGGGCATAACCTTGTATTTGATTTAACTTCTATTGCTAAGTATTACGGTGGAGAGATTCCTAAAGGACCATACTTTGACACCATGATTGCTTCGTTCCTATATGACAACAGGAATAAGAATAAGTGCGGTCTTGATGATTGTCTATCCCGTGAGTTTGGCTACCACATGGTCAAGGGCATCGGTAAAGAGGTTGAGAAGTATTCGTTCCAAGATGTTGCCAAATACGCATACCTTGACGCTAAATACACATTTTTGCTTTACAGAAACGTACTACAAAAGAAGTTAGAAGAAGGACAGCTAACCAACGTAATGAACTTGGAGATGGGTGTCCTTAAAGTTTTGTGCCATATGAAGTTAGCTGGCGCCCCTATTGATACAGACCAGCTAGAAGTGCTACACGCACAGCTAGAGATTGATATTGAAAAAGCGCGTTCTGATATCTACCGTATTGCTGGCAAGGTGTTCAACATTAACTCCAACCCAGAGAAACAAGAACTCCTATACGGTAAGAAGGAGAACGGAGGTCAAGGGCTAAAGCCTAAGATTCTTACTCCTAAAGGTAAGTCAAAGGATATAGACGGAGTTCCTATAGATTTATCTGATTACTCTGTAGCCGCTGATGCGCTAGAGCCTTACCGAGATACCAACCCACTTGTAAAAGCTATGCTTGAATATTCAGACTTAAACAAGTTGCTTACTACTTATGTTATTCCTTATCTAGGTGGCGATGTCACACGCACTACAGCAGGAAAGATTAAGGTCGAGCATAAGGAAAGTTTGCTTATCAACGGCAAAATTCACTGTGACTTTGTACAGCACGGTGCTGAGACTGGTCGTTTCTCAAGCCGTAACCCTAACCTTCAGAACGTACCAGCGCCTCACACGGCCCACGGCAAGGCTATCCGTAACCTTTTCTACGCCCCTGAAGGTTACAAGCTTGTAGTCGCTGACTACTCACAGATTGAACCACGAGTAATTGCATCTATGGCTAAAGACCCAATCATGATGGACAACTACCTTAAGGGTGGAGATATCTACACAACTGTAGGTGACACTATGGGAGTAAATCGTAAGGCGGGTAAAGTCCTTGTACTTGCTATGGCATACGGTGTAGGTCCAGATAAGATTGCGTCCCAGATTGGTTGTACGGTTACAGAAGCTAAGACACTTCTCAACGACTTCTCTAAGAAATTTAACGCCGTTAATAAATACCGCATCATGGTAGTCAATAGCACCCGTAAGAAAGGATATGTATCAACCCTTCTTGGACGCCGTAGATACCTACCCGATATCAATTCATCTAACTTTAGTATTAAGTCCAGCGCAGAGCGTCAGGCATTTAACACCCGTATTCAAGGCTCAGCAGCAGACATTATTAAACTCGCCATGATTCGCGCCCAAGATATGATTCCTAAAGAGGCTAAACTACTATTAACCGTTCACGATGAACTTGTGACCCTTACCCCCGACAACAAGGCGGAAGAGACTGCAGAGGCAATTCGTAGCGCTATGGAGGGAATCCAATTATTGGATGTTCCTTTGATTGCAGATGTTAAAACCGTCCAACGTTGGGGAGAGGCTAAATGAGTTTCTTTGACCGTTTCTTTCGTAGGTTTACCCATGAGCACCATAAGATGGAGATTCCATTTAGCACCATTACTCGTTGGGGTTTATATGATTTAAGCATTGATAATCCTAATGAGATTGCAGTAATGCTTGGTTTAACTCCCGTAAGCGCTGAAGGTGATGAGAAAGAAGTAGAGGACAGAGCAATACGTCTAGCTGCGCTAGACGAGAAACTTCCTTACATTGATATCATTAGCGAGCTTAATGCAAAGGTCATTGTTGCTACACAGATGCGAGAGTTTGCAGAGGACTTTGAAGCCACAATTGAGGAAGAAGAAGTTGAGCATATGACTGAGTTCTACAAGGCTATTGGATTTTCCGCCCTTGTAACCGCTTTCTCAGTAGGCATAGAACTTGATATTATCCATACCCATGCACTAAGTTTGGGTTCTGTATATAAGGAGGAAGATGAGCAATAATTGGTGGGCAGATAAATTAGGAGCTCCACAACAGCCCGCAGCTCCACGACCTGTAGCGCCTCAACAGCCTACTTCATATCCACCTACACAGCCACAGCCTGTATATCTACCGCCAGAGGTACGAGAGCATCAGTTGCCAGCAAGTGCAACCACAGCATCTCGTTGCCCAGGTTGCGGTAGTGGAAACTACACAGGTGGTGGAGACCATAAGCCGCGTTGTTATGACTGCGGTTACCCAGTACAACAATCAGGTTCAGGTGTTGGTAAAGGAATCGTTGGAGGACCTCAAGCCTCTGGTCCAGCTCAACCAGCACGACAAGTAGCAACAGGTGGATTTAATCCACAGACAATCATTGGACATATTTAATGGCAATTAACCCAGAGCTAGCAAAGATTATTAACAAGATTAACAAGAAGCTTGGCGCAGATACAATCGTTCTTGGAGAAGATATTAGAGACGATGTTATGTCTCGCATCACAACAGGTTCTATTGCATTTGACGTTGCTTTGGGTGGTGGTTGGCCTGTCAATCAATGGCATGAGATTGTTGGAGAAGCATCTAACGGTAAGACTGCTATCGCATTAAAAACTATTGCAGCAAATCAAGCAAAGAATCCAGAGTTCACCACAGTGTGGGTAGCAGCAGAACAATGGGTTCCAGAGTACGCAGAGATGTGCGGTGTTGATTTATCGCGCCTTTATGTGGTCTCAACTAACATCATGGAGGAAGCGTATGAAGCTGTCATCGAACTCGTCGAGAGCAAAGCGGTTGACTGTGTGGTTATTGATTCTTTGCCTGCCTTGGTCCCTAGTGCAGAGGACGAAAAGCAGATGGAGGAATTCACGGTAGGCAGAGGTGCCATGCTGACTAACAAGTTCTTTCGCAAGGTTGGAATTGCATCTAAGCGTTCACTGATTGATTACGAACGCCCATTTATTGGCATCATGATTAACCAGTGGCGTGACAAGGTTGGCGTTATGTACGGAGACCCACGCACTACGCCAGGTGGGAAGGGCAAGGACTACGCGTTCTTTACCCGCATTGAGATTAAGCGCGACGAATGGATTGACGCAGGTACGGGTCAAGAAAAACACCGCGTAGGACAGACCATCAAGATTCGCACCCTTAAGAACAAGTCAGCCCCACCATCACAGACAGCCTTTGTGGACTTTTATTTTGCCCCTGGAGGACCTGTAGACCGTGGTAATTATGACTTTGCTAAAGAGATTATCGCCATGGGAATTATCAATAAGGTAATTGTCAGAGCTGGTGCGTACTATCGGTACGCCGAAAGGCAATGGCAGGGCGCAGATGCTATGCTTGACTCCATACGGGAAGAGTTAGACCTGAAAGAAACCTTAGAACGCGACGTACTAGACTCAATTAAAGCTGGGTCTAAGTTTGTAGCAGATGACTCCGATGAGGAGTGAAGGTCAAAAGCAGTCTAGGAAGCACGAGGTACGACTAGCCAAAAAAGTCGACGGTAAGCGAACAGCTGCCAGTGGAGCTTTTTGGAATCGTAAAGGTGATGTTCGTAGTAGCGACCTTCTTATTGAACATAAGTGGACGGGCAAAGCCTCCTTTACTGTCAAAGCCGCAGTTCTGGAGAAAATTGTCAACGAAGCAATTCTTGATAGCAGGATGCCCGTATTAGGTGTCAGTCTTAACGAGAATAATTATGTATTGCTTACTGAAGATGATTTCTTGGAAATGCGCCAAAATCTTCAGGAGTGCACTTGTCATACGAAAATTCCACCGACGCAGAGTGGTGGCATTTAGCTAAATGCCGTGGCATGGATACCGAACTATGGTTTCCACCTCGCGATAAAACTAAATACAAAGAGATTGCAGAC